TGCTATAAAAGCCCTTACTTCCAGCCAGCGAACTGATGGCTACTCACGCCAAGTTCAAGCTGACTCTACCGGGCTGCCTGCCTGGTACACCTTCATCGGTGCCAGTACTGCAACATCTGACGATGATTTGGTATTACTGCCCAATGACAGTCCCAGCGCTGGCAGATGGCTTAAAAGTGGGGGCGCTGGCGGTGGCGCAAGCTTTGGAGGGCAAATCATTTGTACAAGTGGTTGCACCACTGCGGCGGGTGGGAGCGGGAAAGCATTTCAATTTTACGCACCACAACCCAATCTAGGTTTGATAATTCAACCTAGTTTTGGTATCAGCATTCAAAACACGAGCAATGCGATCGCAGTCTACAGGTGGTCAACGGAACCTAATACTGGAATGACTGGGAGAGAAAGCAGCCCCATAATTCAATTACCAAGTACTGGGGGCAAATTTAATCTCACAATTAATTCCACTTATAAATGGATTTCAGTATTTGCCAAGAATCCAGGCAATAGCAACTATCTGGATGGAACCTGTTTTGTAATCAATGGCAATGTGATTACTCTGTTAGGGTATTCGTGATGATTAATAAAATTTTAGAAATAGTGATTTCGTCTTTCTGTGCAGTTGCAGCAACAATCATTATTGTGCCACTGCATCTAATATTTGCACCTCTTGCTAAAAATAATCAGCCGTGCGTTGCCGATGATGATAGATAATTTAATCGCTCTAATTTTGGCAAGAATAATTACTCTCCTTCCCAATTATTTATCATTGCTAAAAAGGCTAGAGATTGGTGTATTTTTCTTTTGCTGGCGTTGTTATCTTGAAGCCAGAAACCTTCCTGGGTGCTATGGAAGACTTGACGATAACCTAAAAGAGCAAGCACTTTCTGAATATAACCACGCCCAAGTATTCTGCCAGATTACTGGCTCTAAATTAAATATGTCCGGCGTGGGGCTGATGAACCGTGAGGAAAAGCAAGCGTTTAATTGGTCGTTCGTAGAGTGGGATTCCAGCAATGAATCCTATCAAGTTGATGGGATGAGTACTCGCTATCTATCATCAAAAGTCTTTTTCGGGTTTCGCACTGCTAATTCTTACGATTGGGAAAATCGCATAGCCTTTATGTGCATTTTAGAAGATTTTCAGCATTGCTTTTACAAACAACTTGTGAGGTTTGTACCTCCAGAAATACAAGAAAAATTAGCGCCAATTATTGAAGATGAACTAACTCACTCTATCAATCTCCACGCTTCTTTGTGGATGATAAGTGGAGTCAATCGCTCGTCGAATTTATTACTTACCTGGCAGATTCGAAAATATTTAGCAATGATTTGCATTCCGATTGATGCTGTGAGATTTGCTTGGGGAATCCTGTTGGCGACGTAAAGCGTGATGCTTAACCATGCCTCCTGAATTAGATCCAACAATTCCCACCGAAACTAAACAATACTCTGATGAGGAAATTACTAAAATCCTCAACACAGTACAAGCGACTCGCAAGGAACGAGACGAGGCGGCTAAAAAAGCTAAAGAATTAGAAACCAAGGTTGCTGAACTCTCAGGCAATTTAGAAAAAATCAAGGGTATCGACCCCAACAAATATCAAGAATTAGAAAAGCTGGCTGCTTCTTATGAGGAACGCAAGCTCGAAGAGCAGCGCAATTTCTCAGAGCTTAAAGAGCGCTGGACTGGTGAGAAAACGACCCTACAGCAGCAAATTCAACAGCTGCAAGAAAACCTTAAGCAAAACCAGATTATTAACGCCCTAGAAAAATCTTTCTACGCCACTGGGGGTAAGTCTGGCAAAGATGATGACGGCTATACCTACTTTGACCTAATACGCGATCGCGCCATCAACTACATCCTGCTGGATGAATCCGGCAAGCTGATAGTCATCGATCCAAGGGACAAAACACCGCTCAAAGATCCCAAGGGGGTGAGTTTCACTGTTGACGATCTGATGCTTAAGCTTCGCACTGGTGGGCCCACGGCTTCACTTTTTGAGCCAATTGGCAATGGTGCGGGTGGGGGAATGACGCGATCGCAGCATGGGACACAAAATACCGCAATGGTGCGAGAACAAATTATGCAACTTCCTCGCAGTGAGCGCATAGCGAGAGCAAGGCAACTGGGAATTAAGTAGTTAGAAAACTAATTATTCAAACTGAGTGAATCAGTTTGTCTGCCGTAGGCGTGATGCCAAGGCGTACTGGCAACCTAATTTAAAAGCATCACACCTATGGTAATGACTCTTTTGGAGGCAGCAAAGCTTGCTTCCTCCGTTCAAACTGCAACAATTATTGAAGAATATGCCGCCTCTAGCGATATCCTCCGCGCCATTCCTTTTGAAGATGTAGCAGGGACTGGTAAACACTACAACCGCGAAGACAAGCTCCCTGGCGTAGGTTTTCGGGGCATCAATGAAGCCTATAAAGAATCAGTTGGTGTAGTCAACCCTCAGTCCGAAGCACTCAAAATTTTTGGCGGCGATCTAGATGTAGACCGTGCCATCATTGATATGCAAGGGGAACAGGTTCGCTCTGTGCATGAAATGATGAAGGTAAAAGCCCTAGCATTATCGTGGACTTATAACTTCATCAAAGGTGACTCCAGTATTGACCCGCGTGGCTTTGACGGCTTGCAAGTGCGATTAACTGGAACCCAATTAATCTCCAATAACGATGCTGGCGGGCCGCTTTCTCTAGAAAAACTTGACCAACTGATCGACCAAGTAGATACGCCCACACACCTAATTATGGGCAAGTCTGCACGACGCAAACTTAACCAAGCAATTAGAAACCGCACTGTAAGCGGTGACGTTGATTTTAGTCAAGACGAATTTGGCAACCGCGTGATGAGCTATAACGGTTTACCAATCTTGATCGCCGATTACGACAACAACGGCAATATCATCATGGACTTTACAGAAACCAGTCCTGATGGCACAACAAGCACTCAATGCCAAAGCATTTATTGTGTTTGCTTTAAGGAAATGATGCTCAACGGCATTCAAGGTGCGGTTGACGGCGTGTATGGTGTCTCCACCCGCGACTTGGGTGAACTGGAAACAAAGCCAGTATTTAGAACACGGGTTGATTGGTACACAGCGATCGCCTGTTATCACGGTCGCGCAGCTGCTCGGTTATATGGCATCACCAACGCTGCACCCATTTCGTAGAGACGTGGTTAATCGCGTCTGTGTTGTTGAAAAATTTTTCAGGATTAAAAATATGGCTCGTTCAACTATCGCCAATCGCCGTGCAATCTTGCTAGATGCAAGTTTGATTTTGCGTGATTTCACAACTGCCGTCGCCATCAGCGCCACAACTGCCGAAACAGCAATCAGCAATACCAATGTTGCTGAACTTTGCTACTACAAAGCAGTTGTTGATGTTGCTGCTCACACTGGATATGTTGCGGGTTCGGCACAGTGGACAATCACCGTTGAAGCGTCTGCCGACAACGTGACTTTTGTCCCCGTGGGCACTGTTATACCCATCGGCGTTGCTGGCCGATTTCAAATTCCCCTTAGTGGCGAATGGGTAGAGAAAAATCTTCCCAGTGCTTCTTATCCAAACATTATTTACGTTCGCGCCAAAGCCACAAAAACTGGTAGCCCTGGCAACTTGAATTATGGAGCTTTCTTAACAGCATGAGCGCTCCAGTAACTCTTTATAGCCCTGACGGTAAGCGATCGCGTGAGATTGCAGCGATCGACGCGCCGGGGTGGATTAAATCGGGATGGTCTGCAACCCCTGTTTCGATACAGCCCGTCATTGCTTCTGTTGCCCAAACAGAATTGCAAGAAGAGTTAATACCTGCTACCCCTCCAGTACCCCAAGCTACCAAATCTAAGCGAAATGACGTACCAAGAGACGGCGTACCAGAAAGTTAACGTTGTTGATGCTAGCGGCAATGTGATCACCTCTTTTGGTGGAGGTAGTGGTGGTGGAGGGGATGCCTCTGCCACTAATCAACAAAGCCAAATTGCTCTAGAAACTGCAATACGCGACCGCCTCCCAACTGCATTGGTAGGCGGTCGATTAGCTGTTGATGGCAGTGGCACAACTCAGCCAATTTCGGCATCAAATTTACCGTTACCGATTGGTGCAGCTACAGACATAACCTTGCAACAGGTAAGGGATGCGATAAAAGCCCAAATTGATATTGCTAGCACTATCTGGACAGATAATAGCGGTGCTTTTTACGTTCGTCGCGATTTGATAAATGAAGGCACTGGCGCAATAACCGTTACCTTTACAGATCCTTCGGGAAGTGCTGCAACTCCGGGTGCTGGGTTACGGCCACTCTCCACTACCGACAAAGATACAATAACTGATTTCTACGATGTGCTGACAAGTGGCACGGGCTATTCGATTGGTGATTTGTTGGCTAGAGTTGCAATATTAGACGCAAATAGTGGATCGCCCTCTGCTACTTTTATTTGGCTGAATCTGACAACGGGCACAATCCTTGGTTCTGCGCCAACATCGGCAAACATCGAACGGGCAAATGAGAACGTAGGTGCTAGGCAAGTAGGGGCTTGGAATGTCACTATCTTGAATAGTTCAATTGAAATTGCTAATGATATTGGCAATCCAATCCCCGTTGGTGGCAATATAGCTTCAGGCGCAACCGATAGCGGCAACCCGATGAAAGTTGGTGGAGTTTATCGAGCAACAACACCTACTTTAACTGATGGGCAACGAGGCGACCTTCAACTCAGTAGTCGCAGTCACGTTATTGTTGACACAATTGATTACGTTTCAACACCAATAGACATCAGTATTGTTGATAGTGCCTCTACAAGCAGCACTGGACAAGATAATCAAGTTCTGATTCGAGGGAACCCGACTGCTAATAGCTTTGCTTCTTTTTTTGTTAGCGGTAATAGTAGTTTTGGAATTGTTATTGAGAATCAGCCCGTAGGTACTCCTTATGTTGGTGGATTGCAGATTGAGCGCTCAATCAACGGTACAGTCTGGAGTCCTGTTAGCGCTTTTGTTGCAGGCAGTGCTTATAACCGCAGTGTCATTACCGCCGAAGCAATCCTTCATGGCAATGATTCCAGCAGTCAGTACGTAAGGCTTCGGGCCATTAATTGGACTTCTGGTACTGCCCGAATTACTCTTGTTGCCGGACAAGGTGTTGGGACGATTACTGTGGGTAACCCAATTCGGTTGTTCGACCAGATTAGTGGAGTTCAAGCCACTATTAAAGCGGCAAGCACCGCAGCACTGACAACTGATACTGCTTTAGTTGTTGCCTTGCGCGAAGGTTTGATGCCGACTTCTGGCACTACCTTTACCCAAATTTTAGCTACTGCTAGCTCTGGTTTTTTAAAAGCAGCCGCAGGAAATTTGTATATGTTTCAAGTTACAAATTTTGGCACTGCAAAAAAATATTTTCATTTATTTGATCAAGTTGCTGCACCTAATAATGGTGCTACCCCAGCTAGAGTTTTTCCTGTAGCTGCTGGTGACAATTCTCAGGATGGATTTTTGTTAATTGGTCAGTCAGACATAGGGGGAGAAGGAATAATTTTTAGCACTGGTATAGCTTGGGGAATTTCAACAACTGCTACTACGTTCACTGCTGCTACTGCCTCAGAAACTATTTTAGGGTTTAGGTGGAAGTAATGGCAACTTACTCTGGAGCAAAATCATCAAGTAAAACCACAGTCTTTACCGCCTCTGGAACTTTTACCAAAGACCCCCGCGCTATATTTTTGCTCGTGCAACTTTGGGGAGCATCTGGCGGCGGAAGGGGTGCTGGGACAACAACAAAAGGAACTGCTGGCAGTGGAGGTAGTTATAAAGAAATCTGGATTCCTGCTAGTGCCATTACAACACCAGTTCCTGTAATCATCGGCGCTGGTGGAATTGGAGGAACGGGATCTAGTGCTACAACCGGCGGCATTGGTGGGATTGGAGGTAATACAAGTTTTGGGAATTATGCCACCGCTTTTGGAGGAGCTTCGCCTTCTAGCACAGCTACCGGAGCGGCTGGGGCTACCTCAATGGCTGCTGCTACTGGTGGTACTATTGCGCTCGCTCCCGATGGTACGGCATCATCAACCGCAGGTGTAGCTGGATTATTCAATGGGGCTGCTTCAGGCTCCGGTACGGGTGTAGCGGGGATTGGGGCAGGTAGCGCTTATGGAGGGTGCAGTGGTGGCGCTGGCGCTGGAACTACTACTTCTTCTGGTGGCGATGGCGGTTCTCCTGGCGCATTAACAGGCGGCGGCGGGTTAGGCGGCACTGCTGGAACTCCTGGAAATGCTGGTGCTAATGGCACAAACTCAACCTATGGCGCAGGTACGGGCGGCGGCGGTGGTGGCGGTAGTACAACAATTGGTGGCAAAGGCGGTGATGGTGGTACAGCTAGTGGCGGTGGTGGTGGTGGAATTGGAACCACCTCTGGCGCTGACGGTGGCAAAGGCGGCGATGGATTGTGTCGAGTTACTGAATTTTTCTAAGGAGTAGAAGATATGGCTAGATATGCGCTGATAAATGGCTCAAAAGTTGAAAACGTAATTGTCTTGAACAATATCAACGATTTTCAAACCAACCTGACTTTAGTTCAGAGTGACACTGCAAATATTGGAGACATCTGGAATGGAGTAAGTTTTTCTCCCGCGCCTTTTATTGAGAGCTTTTCTCCTAATTGGGGAGCTTTTATTCGGGGATTATTTTTGAACGAACCTTATAATAATGTTCGGCTCAATCCAATAGATACGCCTGAAGCCAGAGTTTCTAGATCCAGGTTAGAAGCAATTGGTATTTCTTTGGGTTTTGGCGGGATATTGTTAGAAGAAGATTATGGTTTGCTGGGATTGCTTTGGAATACTGCGATCGCAACCACTCCTGAAGAATTCAAACCCAGTGTAGACGGCGTAAATAGCTGGGTAGCATTGGGCGCTTCCTGCTATCTGCCTATTTCTTTCAATCAATCGACTGGTGAGATGATTTTGAGTTAAAAGCTTAGTTGCATTTGTGCGGTGATGGAATTGGCAGTATTTCTGGCGCTGACGGTGGAAAAGATGGGGATTGATTAATTAGAGTTTCAGGATTTTTCTAAAATAAAATGGCTAAAAGATATGTAATGCTTGACGGTGCTTCTAAAGTGGTAAATGCGATTGTTTTGAACAGTCCTAGTGACATTCAAACAAATTTAACTTTAATGCAAAGCGATACCGCCAATATTAACGATATCTGGAATGGCTCTATTTTTATTCCTTATGTTTCTCCTGCTGATGTTTCGGGTAGCCCATTAAAAATAGGCGACAAAACTTACGCTATTTCTGCAACAGAACCCAACCCCAAAACCGATTATTGGGATGAAATTGATACTAGCGGCAGAATTATTCAATGGGCTTGGAACGGTAGCAGTTGGTTAAGTCGAGAAATATTCAGAGAGCAAATTACACTGTGGAGCGGACAAACAATCTCAATACTGGGCGCTGTAATTGGTTTGTTAACTAGCAACACAACCGATATCTCTTTTCCGACTGGGAATGCAAATCATTTGTACTTGGTGAAGCTAAATTTGGGATTTAGTACCACAGGAAATTTATCTTCTAGTAATTACTGGAGACTGAATTTTAAATCTGGAGGTTCTGTTGTTCAAAGCCTGAACGCCCAGTCAGGAAACAATAATGAAATAACCGGAGATGTCCGCAAAAGTGGGGCAGAGATAAACCAAATTTACGCACATAACGGTAGATATCAATTAAATTTAATTCAAGTAGGATCGCCGCCAAACATTAGCAATCCAGTGGCGATGATTGAGTATCGCCTAGCCAGACCCTAGAATTCTTAGCGCCTCTTGATGGCTCATTCCTCTTTGCCGCAATTGACGATAAGCGAATCGCATATTTTCAGGCACTTCACTTTC